CAGAAATATTACAATGAAGGGGTATCAAAATGAGATTGAAAAGGGAGGATAAAAATGGCAAAATTAAGAATTTCAAGTCAAAGTATTAACAAATATAAAAAAGAACTTGAGAACATCTTTGAAGAAGTAATTGGGAAACAAAGAGAAATTCTTGACATTCAAATAGAACGTGTGGCCTTCATGATGGCACAATGTGATCATTTAGAAAAAATGATACAGGAAGAAGGCTCAATTGAATTATTTGTTAATGGGACACAAGAAATGCTAAGAGAACATCCAGCATCAAAAGCATATACTTCAACAACTAAATCATTACTTAGTTATTTAGAAAAAATGAAACCATTGATTCCTGAAGAAAATAAAAAATCAAAGATGGATGAATTCTTATCAAAACGTAATAATGTACAACGCATAAAGTAGGTGAATCGGAATATGAATTACATTAGAGAATATTGGAATGAAATAAAATCAAATAAAACATTAGTGTCAATTGAAGTGAATCAGCAAATGGAATTCTTAATAGATGATTTAAATAATCCGAAAACGTTTGAATATGAGAATGAACTTGGTGAATTAATTATTGAAGAATATATTTTTGATGAAGAACGTGCTAATATGCCAATTGATTTTATTGAAACATTTTGCAAACATTCCAAAGCGCCTTGGACTGGCAAACCAATAATATTAGAAATATGGCAAAAAGCAAGAATACAAGCGGCGTATGGTTTTATAGATAAAAACACTGGATTTAGGCAATATACAGAAGTACTCACAGTTGTTGCAAGAAAAAACGGTAAAACAACTGAGGGCGCTGGAATTGGATTAAATGGCATGGTTGCAGATGATGAAGGTGGAGCAGAAGTTTATTCGGTAGCAACTAAAAAAGATATTGCGCGAAAGTCATTTGGTGAAGCTTGTAATATGGTTAGTCAATCTGAAGACTTAAGAGAAATAATAAATAAGAGGAAATCAGATTTATATCATAATAGTTCGTTTAGCGAATTTAAACCGCTCGCATCAGATGCTGATACTTTGGATGGATTAAATGGTAGCACAATCTTAGCGGATGAAATTCATGCCTGGAAAACTAGAGATTTATACGATGTTTTGATACAATCGTTCGGAGCTAGAAATCAACCGATGATGTGGATAATGTCAACACTCGGTTTTACAAGAGAATCAATTGCAGATGAAATGCTTGATTATGCTCAGAATGTATTAAATGGTACATATCCAAGAGATTTTAAAAAGTTATTTTTTATATACAAATTAGATGAACGAGATGAATGGACTAATCCAAAAATGTGGATTAAAGCTAATCCGGGATTGGGAACGATTAAGAAATTCAAATATTTGTACGACATAGTTGAGAGCGCAAAATTGAAACCAAATTTATTACCAACTGTATTAACAAAAGATTTCAATATAATTGAAACTGTTGCGGGATCATGGTTAAGTTTTGAAATAATTATTAATAAAACAACATTTGATATTGAAATGTTTAGAAATTTTTATTGTGTTAGCGGGGTAGATCTGTCGGCGGTTGGTGATTTAACATGTGCGTCTTTTTTATTTATTCATCCTGATAAATTTAAAATGAAACCAAAAGTGGATATGGACACTGGCGATATAATTGAAGGCGAATTTGAAAAGGTGTATTATAAATTTTTACATCAACAATATTTTATACCGGAAGAAATTATGAATAAAAAAGTTAAAGAAGATCAAGTACCATATGACACTTGGAAAAAGCAGGGATGGGTTATTGCTATACCAGGATCACGTGTTGACTCAAAGCATGTAACCCAATGGTTTGTGAAAATGTATACTAAATATAATATACGGCCACTTTGGAATGGATATGATCCTTGGGGAACTAATAGTTGGGTACCTGAAATGGAAGAATATGGATTTGAAATGGAAATCGTTGTTCAAGGAGCTAAAACAATGAGTAAACCAGCAAAAGATATGGCCGCTGATTTATCAGATAATATGTTAAATTATAATAATAATCCAATATTCAAATGGTGCCTTACGAATACCAGCATGAAATCAGACGAAAATAATAATATCAGGCCTATCAAAAAAAATAAACAGAAACTTAGAATTGATGGAACTGTATCAGCAATTAATGTATATGTAACCTTGGATAGGCATTATCAAGACTATATTAATATGATTGAACAATAGAATTTGCAGTATTAACATCTTTTATGATATAATTAAATAAAAGATGTTTTTTTATTTAGGAGGTGATTAAAATAGCTAAAAAAGGAATATTCAAAAAAATATTTAGTAGCTTTACTGACAATGTAGGAAAAGCATTTACTAGATTTAGATTAATGAATAGTTATTCTCCTATATTTAGCACTTTTGGAAATAACGCATATAAATCAAGTGTCACCAGGTCGGCAATTAATGCAATAGCACAAAATGCTGCTAAGATAAAACCTAAAATAATTGGAAGAGACAAAGATGGAAATATAATTTCAATTAAAAAGTATGAATATATATTACAAAAACGTCCGAATCAATTCATGAGCGCATATGATTTCAATTTAAAACTAATTACACAATTGATGAATAAAAATAATGCTTTTGCATTAATTGAACACATTAATGGAAAATTGAATTTAATACCAGTTAATTATTCAACGGCGGAAGCATTAGAATATGAAAATTTATTATTTTTAAGATTTAGGTTAAGTGGTGGTGATACATTAACAGCACCTTATCAAGATTGTATTCATTTAAGACGGCATTTTTATGATGATGATTTATATGGAGAATCAAATGATGCAATTTTACCAACGCTCGAAGTAATAAATACGATGGACGAAGGTTTGACGAATGCAGTAAAATCATCAGCAAGTTTGAGAGGAATACTTAAATTTGAAAACGCCATGTTGAAGGGTGACGATCTTGAATCGAGTAGAAAACGATTTGTTGATTCATTCCTTACAGCTGGAAATAACGGTGGGATTGGTGCTTTAGACGGAAAAGCCGAATTCAAAGAACTTAAAAATGAACCTCAATTTATAAATCCGGTTCAAGCAAAAGTGATAAAAGAAAGAATATATGATTATTATCACGTTAGCGAAGCAATCATACAATCGAAATACAAAGAGGATGAGTGGAATGCGTTTTATGAATCAACAATTGAACCGTTGGCAATTCAAATGTCACTTGAATATACTGAAAAAATTCTTACCGATCGTGAAAAAGAGCTAGGGCAAGAAATAATGTTTGAAGCTAATAGATTACAATATGCTAGTAATAAAACAAAAATAAATTTAGTTAAGACTTTAATGCCGCTTGGATTATTAACAATGAATGAATCGAGAGAAGTATTTAATATGACGCCTATTGCCGGTGAAGAAGGCAACAAGAGGTTGATTAGTTTAAATTATGTTGATGCTAGCAAACAAAATCAATACCAAGTTGGTGATGAAGAAGAAGATGATGATTTAGAAGGAGGTGATGATGAAGAAGATGAATAAACTTGATATGAAAAAATCTCAAGATAAAAAAGTTGAGAAAAGGATTTATAATATACCTATTACTGAGATTCGTCAATTAAAAGATGATGATGATAATGAATATAGTCAAATTGAAGGATTTGCGGTTATGTATAATAAGAATTCGGATATTCTGAAAGACTATTGGGGTGATTCCTTTGTTGAAAGATTTGCAATTGGAGCATTTAAAGATTCTCTAGCTGAAAGAAATCAAAAAGCGCTTTGGAATCATGAGTGGTCAAAACCTCTTGGATCAGTCAAATCAGGTACGCTTGGATTAATGGATGGATCAGATGGGCTTAGATATTTAATTGATATTCCTAACAATTCGTGGGGACATGATGCAGCAGAATCAATCGGACGTGGAGATACTGACGGAACTTCATTCGGATTTAGAGCGATAGAAGATATGTGGGAAATCACTGAAATTGATGGAGAAGATATTTACATGAGGACTGTTTTAAGAGCAGAATTATATGAAGTGAGTCCTTGTACTTATCCAGCATATCCAGATAGTACAAGTGAAGCAAGATCAATTAAATGTAGAGATCATATTAAAAAAAATGATGAAGAAAAAAGACGGAGATTGTCAATGGCAATCGAAACTATGATTGGAGGAATTTAAATGAATTTAGAAGCAATTATTGCAAGACTTAAAGAAATTAGAACATTATTAATGGGTGAAGAAGAAGTTGATAATATTGATGAGCTTGAAACTGAAATGAGGGATTTAAATACTCAAAAAGAAAAGATTGAAAAAAGACACAAGATGGCTGATGATTTAAATAAAGATCCATCACTTGCAGAAAAAAGAGGGAAGATATTTGCCACTAAATCTCAAGAAGATATTGATCTTAAAATTGATGAGAGATCAAACAAAATTATTATTGCAGAAAAAAGAGAACAACGTGGTAAAGATCTTAAAGGTGTACTTGGTGGAACTGCTGGTGATAGATCAGGAGTTAAATTGAGAATGTTAGCACTTGAAACTGATGAAGAAAGAGCAGTTGTTGTTGGCAATTCAAACGTTGTGCTTCCTGCTGCATTCAGCGATAATATCAACGATACATTTAACCAGGTATCAACTTTAATTGATAGAGTTAAAGTTATGCCGCTAATGGGCGGAGAATCTTATCAAGTACCATATGTTGTTGATTATGGAACTGGTGGAGAATCAACATTAACTGCTGATTCAGTTACCGTTGAAACTAAATTTGATTTTGCAACTATTATAAAATCATTAATAACTGCTTATCAAACGTGGCCACGAGAAATCACTAAATTAGCAAATGCGCCATATGATACATTTGTGTCAAACGGTACAACAAAAGCATTAAGGAAAAGAATGAATAGACAAGTTATGTTTGGAGATGGAACGGCTAATAATTTTACTGGAATTTTTAATATTGGTGCAACAATGAAAGCGTTAGATACTGCAAACGACATTGAATTAAGTGCAATTGATGATACTACTCTTGATCAAATTGTATTCAATTATGGTGGAGATGAAGAAGTTGAAGATATGGCCGTATTATTATTAAATAAATTAACATTGCAAGAATTTGCAGAAGTTAGAACAACTGATGGTGTGCCATTTTACAACATAACTTTAAAAGGTAATACTGGTACTATTTCTAAAATGGGTGGAGGATTATCAATTGAGTTTTTGATTAATTCACCAATTCCAAGTTTAGCAGCTGCTAAAATTTCAAAATCAACTTATTTTGCAGCATATGGATCATTATCAGCTTACGAAATGGCAATATTTTCAGATGCTGAAGTATTAAGATCAGAAGATTTTTTATTCAAATCAAGACAAATTGCTTATAATGCTGAAGTATACGCGGGTGGTAATGTTACTAAGAAAGATGGTTTCTTAAGACTTATCACACCAGCTTAGGAGGTAATTCATGAATGTTGGTAAAAGATGGAATCAAAATCAAAAGTTAAAAACGGATGGAGTGCTTGAAACTGTAAGAGGTTTCATCTCTCGTCTAATATATTTAGCTGTTGCATTAGGCACGACAGATGCTGTGCATGATGCAGTAACTGACACGGGGGAGGAAGTAATTGTAACAGAAGATATTACCAATCCCGATGTGAGTAGAGTGGTTACTGCAACAGCTGGTGGTACTGGTGGTGATATTGGAGCAATTCAAATTACAATAAATGGTGTAAATGATGCTGATGAAATTATTTCAGAAGAGTTACCAGCATTTACTGTTGATACTCCTGGTACTGTTACTGGATCAAAAGCATTTAAAAAAGTTACATCAGTTGTTATTCCAGCTCATGATGGAACTGGTGCAACTACTGCAATTGGTATTGGAGATGTATTAGGAATACCATTTAAATTAGATCATAATACAATTTTAAAAACTTATTTAGATAATGTTCTTGAGGGAAATGAACCAACTATTACAACATCAAATACAGTATTGGAATCAAATACTATTGATCTTAATTCTGCATTAGACGGAAGTAAGATTGATGTGTATCTAATAGTTTCATAAAAATTTAATACCCGGTAAATTTATACCGGGTATTTTTTAAAAAGAGAGGTGAATGATGGATGGGTTAGTAAATAGAAGAGCAAGTTTAACTGCTGAAACACCACTTGAAATAACATTTGATGGAGTTCAAAATATTAAATTGAGTCTTATCACTGCTGCAGCAATTGTAGCGTATAAAGTAAATGATGAAATTACAATAATTACTGATGTTGCTAGTAATATTTTAAATACAAATATTGGATGGGATCAAATTGATATTTATAAGACGTTTGGGATTAATAGTTTATGGGTAATATCAGATATCAATTGCGATATTCAATGGGAGCTTAGAAAGTAGGTGATCAAATGTCTAATTCAGCCGGAAGTATAAATAATAAACCTATACCAAAAATAAGTGCTGCTGGCGGTAGAGTTGTAAAAGAAAATGATATTGTTATGAATTGGGCTGATGAAATTTGGCTTGAAAGATATGGCGTATCACTTATAAATGGAAAACCACAAGGAACTGTATTCGGTGCAGATATGGTTATATCCCAGGAAAAAGCGCAAATATCCGGCAAATGGGATATGGGGCTTAATTTAAGAGCACCTTTACCAACTATTGTTGGCACTGGATATATGAAGATTAAAGAAAATGAAAGTACATTTGAAATTGGGACCGGCATAGATGCAGATGGTGGATTTAAAATCATATCAAAAACACGCGTTAGATATGAACCGGGCGCACCTATATTTGCAAAATTTACCGCTGCATTTCCAAAATTAGAAGATTCAAATGGCGATTATACATGCGGAATGGGACTTGGTGATTATTCAGAAGGTTGGTATCTAGCGCAAAGGCGTAGAAATGATGTTTTAGAATACGGTTTCATATTATTAAGAGGCGGAATTGAAGAATGGTTTGATTACAACGGAGAATTACCGGAAAATATGAACAATTTGATAATATACCGCTTAGAAGCCGGATATTTAGGCGTCGCCCCAACAAATTTTTATTGGAGAGATACAGTTAATGAAGTATTTAAAAGATTTCATAGACAAACTTACGCTCAAAGAGTTACTTCAGTAAAAAAACCTGATTTACCAGTATCATCTTTTGTTAGAAATGAAGGTAACACAACAAATATAACATTATTAAATGGTAGTTTTGAAGCTGGTACAATCAACGGTGGGACAACAATAGATCCTAATGCTAGAATAGAAACTTATGAACGTTCATTTGTTGCAACAAGTGGAACCAATCAAACTATATTTTCGTTCAAGAATCCATTAACTGTTGATATGTACGATTTTTTTGATATTAATGAAATCCCTACAACTAGAGAATTTAATAATTCAATTAATAGTCAATTGTTGCAGATATCGTTTGAAGGGATTGGGGCTAATAAATTAGTTGATATAAATTTATATGCCATTCCTATTGATGATATTATAAGCGGGACTTATACACCGGTTCATCTTGGTTTTTCTGTATTATCTGTAAGTGATGATGCAATAGTAGATTTTACAAATGCTAGAAAATTAAGTAGTTTTGTTTTAAATTTTCCAAAAAATATTAGTTTTTTAGATTTGTTACAACCAGGTGAAGCTGCAATTTTTGTATATTCGACAACATCAACTAATTTTGATTTTAAAGCTTTTATGAAATTTCAAGATTTGTTTTAAGGAGTGATATGATGTGCGAACATGAGAATAATAGAATTATAAAAACAACTGGAACTCATTTCACGAAACAATGTTTAACTTGTGGTCATAAATGGAAAGAAGAAAAAGTTATTAAAATAGAAAAGAAATCTTTAATTAAAAAATTGTTTGGAGGTTAAATATGGCTATGTTAGAAGATGCAAAACAAAGACTTAGAATAACAATTAATGCATTTGATGATGAAATTCAAGATTTAATTGATGCTGGCGTAGCCGATTTAGTTCAAGGTGGAGTGCTTAAATCTATAATGGATGCATGGGTTGCCGCACCGGATAATGATAAATTATTAAAACGTGCAGTAATGATATATGTAAAAAATCATTTTGGATGGGATAATCCAGATTTTGACAAACTTGATATGTCATATAAAACATTGAAAGGTGAAATTACATTATCAGATAAATATATAAAAGAGGTGATTTAATTGTTATCGAGAGACGTTATAACTTTAATTAAAATCACAACTTCAGTTAATAACATTGGTGATTCAGTTGAAACAGAAACGCCGTTTGATGTATTTGCTGATAAATTAAAAGTAAATCAAACGGAAATATATCAAGCAATGGCTCATGGAATTAAACCAGTTAATAAATTCAAAATTCGATTTGCTGAATATGATAATCAAGAAAGATTTAAATATAAAAATAAGCAATATACTATTATTAGAGTGTATAATCCTGATGATGAATTTATAGAAATAACTGGACAAAGCGTGGTGAATTAAATGGGGATGCCTAAATCAGTAGTGAAAATTAAAAAAGATGGTATTGAATATGTATCGTCTGTTAATAAAATTGAATATACAATGTTAGAGCTTGAAAGAGCAGCGCTTAGAGATAGTGGGAAACTACTTAAAAAACGTACTAAGGCAAAAATTCCAAAAGTTACTGGCAATACTAGAAAAACCGTAGCAACTTGGGTAAGAAAACCTTGGAAAAATAGAGCGGCTCATTTGCAAATTGGAGTATATAATTTTAAAACTGCTGCTAAAAAGCATCTTGAATATTCAGGATATTATTTTCATATTTTAGAATTTGGTTCACGATTAGTCAAAGCACTTAGACCGTTAACATCAACTGCAAAAGAAAGTATTCAAGATGTTAGGAAAATACAAGCTCAATATTTATCTTATGTTGATAATGAACAAAAAGCATTGAGCGTGATAAATGAAGATGAGGAGGTGGATGATAGTTAATGTTTATAGTTAATAATATTATAGAAATGAGAAAAGCATATACAGCTGATTTAAAAACTATTATTGATAGAGTATTTTACGAAGATTCTCCACCAGATGGAACTATTTATCCTTTTATTGTGTACGAATTAATCGATTCAACGCCAGACGGAGCAAATACCGAAATATTTGATTTATATATTAATGGATGGGATCAATCATCAGATACAACAATATTGGAAACATTAATGTTTAATATTAATAATTTAATAGATAAAAAGACTTATGTAATAGATGAAACAACTCTCTCATTTAGAGCAGAGTTAAATAAAAAACTGAATATCAAAGATGTGGACGTTACATTAAAACGTAGGGAATATAGATATACAGTTAATAGCATTCAAAGGAGGACATAAAATGAGTGATTATATTTTAGGTTATGGCATATTTTCAATTGGTGGTATTGACATCGCACTCACAAGAGGTGGCGGTCAATTCACGGTTGAAAGAGTTTATAAAGAAGTTGTTGCTGATGGAGATTATGGCCCGGTGAAGGGTAGAGTTAGAAAAGACGGATCAAGAGCAAAACTTGTTATTAGATCGTTAAGTATAATATCAACTAATTTAGAAAAAATGTACCCAGCTATATCAGTTGATTCAACAACTGTGCCTGGTACTGCAACTGTTACCGGAAAAGCTGATATTGAAGAAGTTGATTTTAATGCGGTAAAATTTACCGGCGTTACTAAAGAAGGCAAATCAATTATAATTGATTTGACGGATGCAATTAATCTTGAAAATTTGGATTGGCCATTACTTGATAAAGATGAAGTTGTTGCAGAATTAACATATACTGCTGCATACGATCCAGCAACAAGAAATGTTGAACCATGGAAAATTGATTTTGTAGATGCAGCGTAAAATTAAATAGGACCTTAAAGGTCCTATTTTTAAAAATTAGATTGGAGATAATATGAAAAAATTAAAAATGAGAGAAGTGATATGGAATGATGTTTATACTGCTGCTGAAATATTAAAACCCTTGAAAGCTAATTTAAACGGAGTAGATATTGAAAATGATAATGCAGTAGTTTCAGGAATTATGATTTTTAAAAATATGATTGCTGAAATTGGAGATGCAAAAAAAGAAATGGATGAATTTCTAGGATCGTTATTTGATATTACTGGAGAAGAATTTAATAAATTACCATTAATGATTGCGGCTAATTGTATAAAGCAATTTAAAAAGCAGGAAGGATTTGAAGATTTTTTCGATTTAGTCAAGGATTCGATGAAATAGAAGTTCTTGACTTATTGTTATCGCGATATAATAATATTGAATTTATAAAAGGTATGAAATTTATAACAGCTTATAATCTTATAAAAAAAGCAAGAATTGAAAAAGAAAAAAGTAAGCTATGGGAAATATGGTTAATTAATTTTGCAAGCATGACTAAAGACACATATGAATCATTTGATGATTTTTATAAAAGAATAACAAATCCTTATATATGTACCAAAACTGATGCTGATATTATAGCGGAAGTTGAGGAAATCAGAAAGAAGGTGAGAGAACGAGATGGAAATATTTAAGTTAGTAGGGAATATATTTGTTGATAATGAAAAAGCTAATAAAAGCATCAGAGATACTGATAAAAAAGGTTTATCACTTAGTAAAACATTCGGTAAAATCGGGAAAGGTGCAAAGGTTGCTGGCAAATTCATCGGTGGCGCCGCAGTAGTAGGCACTACTGCTATGATTGCACTTGCTAAAAAAACCGGTGATGCTGCTGACAGAATACTTGATTTATCATCTATTACCGGTATGAGTACTGATGAAATTCAGAAGTGGGAAAAAGTCGCAACAGTAGCAGGAGTATCGATGGATTCAATAACTGATGTCAGTCAAAAGTTAACTAAGCAAATGGATATATTGGCAAGTGGCAGTGGTAAAGCATCAGAAGCAGCAGAGACTCTTGGATTGTCATATGATGATTTATCAAAAATGAACGCTGATGAACGCATGAATGCAGTAACTGCTGCGCTTCAAGGTGTTAGCGATAAGACTGAGAGAGCTAAATTGGGTACAGATTTGCTTGGTGGTGAGTTTAAAAAGTTAGCACCAATTCTTGATGTAGGCGCCGATAAACTCAAGAATGTGAAAGATAACGCTAATATAATTAGTGAAGAAGATTTAAATCAAGCGAATGAATTTAGGATAAAAATGGATCAAATGAAAGAAAAAGCAATTGAATTTGGTATGGGTATTGCAATAAAAGTAATGCCATATTTAAACAAATTTTTTGATTGGATTGGTAATAATATGCCATTAATTGAGAAGATATTTAATAATGTGTTTACAGCAATTGGAAAATCGATTGATTTTGTTATACCAATTATAAATACTTATCTAGTACCAGCTATAAAAAATATATTTAATTGGGTCATGGATAATATGCCACTATTTCAGGAAATTTGGGAAACTGTATTTGACGGAATAAAAAAGGCAATTGAGATAGTTTTGCATATTTGGAATGAACTTTGGTGGCCAGCACTTAAAGCAATATTCAACTGGATAAATGAAAATTGGCCCTTGTTTGAGAAAATATTTAAAATAACATTTGATGCGATCAAGATTGCAATTGATATTGGTATTGATACAATAAAATTTCTTTGGGATTTATTAATTGATATTTACACTTATGTCAAAGGCACATTTCAAAATATAGGACAATTGTTTAAAGATGCATTTGCTGGAATAACTGATTTTATTGATGGAATTATTGAGAAAATAGATAACTTCATTGGGAAAGTTAAAGATGCAGTTGATGCATTTAAAAGTTTTATATCAGGAGAAAAAGATTTTTCAAACTCACAACGTGCCGGAAATCGTGAAAAAACTACACATGAAAGAAGTAGGCCAGGGCTTGCTGCTGGTGGCGAAATACTAACACCAGGTGAAGTAAAAGTTGGAGAAAGTGGACCTGAAATATTGTCATTACCTGAAGGTGCTAGAGTTACACCATTAAGCAAAAGAAATGATAAAAAAACAATTGAACAAAAAGTAGAAATTAAAAACGAATTTAATATATCAGAGCTAGTAGTTAGAGAAGAAACAGATATTGAAAAGATTGCTCGCGAACTATTCAATATGCAAAAAGAAGATGAAAGGGGATATGCTTTATGATCTATATCACAAAAGATGAAACTATAAATTTTGAAGATTATGGTTATATATTAAAAACAATATCATATCCCGAACTTCCATCAATTAGAAATTCAAAAGAAAGTGTAATTGGAAAAGATGGACAATATATATTTAAAGATGGTTTAAATAATAAAACATTATCTGTATTATTAACACAAATTGATTCATCAAGTTTATTAATGAGACGAGGTAATGCAAGAGTAATTAAACAAATTTTATTGAAATCAGGCAAATTAATATTAGATTATGAACAAAATATATTTCATAATGCTAATGTATTAGCAGGCGCTAATATTAAATTTAATGCCAGTTATGATGAATTAACTATTGCATTTGATATTGAGCCAGTTGCATATTCTGTAATTGATAAAGATGTAACTTGGGAAACTTTAGATGTTCCCTGGGCTAGTATAGACTTACCGTGGGAAGCAATTGGTGGTGGATTTGAATTTGAATTATCAACACCTGGGGATATTATCGTTAATAACTATGGAAATTATATTGCTAAATCAATAATTAAAATTATTACTAATGGAGATATTGAATTAACAAAAGGAACGGAAAGCTTTAATTTAACTGGAGCTGGAACCTATTATATTGATACGAAAAATCACATTGTGTACGATGAAAATAATTTAAATAAAATAGCAAATATGAATAATGATGGTATTTTTTTAAAATTAGATCCAGGAGCAAATGCAATTAATGTGAGCGGAAGTTTTACAACTGCAAGTATAGAATTTTTTAATAAGGATGCTTATGTATAATAGAGAGGTGATATTATGAATTATCCTGAAATTTTTAATAATTTAGGTGATAGATTAGCAATATTAAATAATATCACTTCAAATAAATTGAAAAGAAGAATAAATGGCAAGTTCATATTTGATTTTAAATGTTATGAACAAAGATTTAAAACTGAATATTTAACATTAGATAATTTTATAAAAACAAAAGATCAATTATTTAAAATTGTTTATATTGATGGAAATCATGATTCAACTGGTAAGATGGTATATGATATCAAATGTGAACATGTAATATATGAGTTAATAAAAGATAGTGTTGATAGTTATACTCAAACTGGTACACCAACTGAAATTTTAACAAATCTATTGAATGGAACGGATTTCACAGTTGGGACAATTGATTTTACTAATCCAATTGTTTTTGCAGTAAATCGAAATGCTAATAAATTAAATATATTGATAAGTTTAGCAAATTCGCTTGGTGGCGAATTGGATTTTTCAAATAATGGATATACAATTGATATCTTAAACAGCGTTGGTCAAGATAATAATTATCGAGTTGAGATTAATAAAAATTTAAAATCAATTAATAAAATAGTTGAAAATAGAGGCGAATTAAAAGCGACTTATAAATTTAAAATTCTTAACATTTTTAAATCAAATGAATTAATAGAAAAAGGATTAGAAGATTTAGAAAAAGTCAATATTGGTGATATAATATACTTAAGAGATAATCTTTTAAATATTGATACAACTCAATCAGTTTATGAAATTTCAGAAGATGTGATAAAAAATAAAATGATTGATATTGTAACTGGTAATAATTTTGATTTAATATCCGATGCAATTTCTTTTTTGCAAGAAACTGCAATAAAGCAAACTGATATCATCTATGGAATTAAAATCAATAGCGATGTCGGAATGGAAGTTGAAAGAGCTGATAAAAAAGCTAGAAGTATATTTAACGCTGATGAATTTAAAATGCAAACAGGAGACGGGGCAGGCAATTATATTGATGCGGTATATTTTAACCCATCAACAGGTAAATATTATTTTGATGGAACATTAGCTGCTAATATTGTAGAAGCTAATAATATTAGTGTATCTCAACTATCTGCTATAAGTGCAAATTTAGGAACTGTTACAGCAGGAACAATTATTGGCGCTTTGATAAAAACTGCGGTGTCTGGAGAAAGATTAGAAATTAATAGTAATAATCTAAACACTTATAATTCTTTAAATCAAAAGCATGGTATCCAAATAGAAAGAGGTAAATATTTTGGCGCTTTAGATTTTTATGATTTAGGAAATTTAAAATGTACAGTAGAATTACAAGGAGATAATTCATTATTATTACGTTCTTTTGATGAAAGGGTTGGTATAGTTGCTGAAAAAGATTTGACAGTAACATCTACATCTGAAGCTATTGCATTATATGCATTAAATGGACTTATTGATTTACAAAGTGATGATGTAAGAATAAAAGGTGTGTCAATAAATCAATTCAAATCATTAGCTGGGAATGGTATTGATATAACAAATTCAGCATCAGGAGCAACTATTATAATTGATCCGTCTGAAACTGCTGGAGATGGACTAAAAGAAGATGGTTCTGAAAACTTTGCAGTAGATGCCACGGTTGCAAGAACAGAAGGACAAGCTATTCAATTTCAATATTTTAGTGATCATCTTGAAGTTAGATTGGGAACAGGAAGTTGGAAAGTAATTAATTATGATTAAGGGAGGTATAAAATGGCAGTTTTAAATCCAATTAATGGATCAGAAAAAGTAAAAGATAGTTTTCAAAAAATAGAAAACGATGATAGTGCAATAAATACAGAAACTGAAAATAATGCAGCACAAATACAAGCTTTAGTATTAGGAGCCTCAAACGCAACTATAGGAGCCTATCCAATTGCGATATCTGGGATTAATACGTATACAGGTACATTTGCAACACTAACGTATTTCGTTGGTCTGCTTATTAACATGCAAGGAGTAACTGCTAATACTGGCGCTGCAACGGTTAATCTTAATGGATTAGGTGCAAAAGATATTAAAATCAGATTGCAAGATGGTACTTTAAGAGCGGCATCCCCTAATGAATTGCATGATGAAATACAAATAATTTATGATGGAACTCAATTTATAGTTGTTGATATGGGCGCAAAAGAGTCAGAAAGAAAAATTGATAATTCTTATTCATTAGATTTAATAAAAGCCTATGGAGAAACTAAAATTGCTGATGATGGACAAGATGTGAGTTTATTCACCGCTACTGGCGGAATATTAAGTCAAGATACTGTTAATGTAAAAATAGGAAGTGGAAGTATTAGAATTACCGAAGCGACAGCTGGAACTTCGTATAATCATGCATCTAAGAATAATATCTCATTAGATTTTTTAAAATTTAATAATGGAGAAATAAGCGATGAGGATGATTACATTAGTTTTATTTTGTATGTGTCTAATATTAATGCTGTAAACCAAGCGCAGGTTATATTTAGCCAAGATGCAATTTACTCTGACTTAAACATAAAGTATAAGCTAATATTAAGTAGTGGGTTGGTAAGCGGTTGGAATTATTTAAAAATTAAAAAGTCGACGTTTGCTAATGCAGGTACAGGTGCATGGGATAATATACAAAGTATGAAACTTTTGTGGAAATCGAATGCAGGGTTTCTAGGTGAATATATTTCATTCCAATTAGTACAATTAGTCAAAAACGCAAATGATATACCTAATCCATTAGCAAGTCAAGGATGGAATATAAATGTTGGTGAATGGTTTATTGGAAAAGAATTTGATAAACTTAAATTAAAATTATTATCTGGAATAGCAGGTAATACCGATTCTTTAATAAAACAAGAATTATATAATAACTTCAAATCTACTTTAACTGTTGCAAGTGGTGGAAGTAATGATGCTGGTTATTTGGTTTGGCATATAGATAGTATCAATGCTATTTGGGGTGAAATTAATAACAATGAATTAAGATTGACATTATATCAAGCTGGTGTAGTAACACAATTTACGGATAGCTTACCTATAAATACAGATGAAAAAGTTACTCTTATTCTTGAAAAGAATGGTTATAATGTTATTTTGAAAGGATATACAAACAATGATTTATCTACTATTAAAATTATAAAAACTATAACTACATTAAATGCTAGTGGAGCATTAAGTATTGGTTCTAGACATACCGGATTAGCTATAGACTATAATTCAGTATCAATTACAGAAATAGCACATGCACATCATTCAGATATTGCAGAAGTGGCTAAGAGTTTAACTGAACGAGCTAATTTATTTGGGCATGCAATAGCTACTCTATCATTGCCAGATAATGTAGCAACAAATTTAAAAATAGACACAATAGATAGTGGAAATGGTTCTATATATATGAAATCTGATAATGAAACTGCTGTAATTACAGAAGCGGGTATATATCTAGTTGAAACAAATTATATAATTGGAACTACAACACCACTCTTTATAAGTATGAAAATCAATGGTGTATCAACAAAAGAAAAAAAAAGAGATGCCACATTAGCATATTCTGACTATTTTACGGCACAATTAAAATTAAAAGCTAATGATGAATTACAAATAATATATAAACAATCTAGTGGTGGAGCAGTTAATTTGTATGGTACTAGCAGTTTTTCTACAATTAAACATTTATCTATTACGAGAATAAGTTAGGGGGGTAAAAGTGATATTGAAAAAAGGATCAAGCGGCAAACAAGTTGAATCAATGCAACTTCAACTTAAAGTAAAAGAATATGATATTGATATTGATGGCAGATTTGGACCAGGTACCAAAGCAGCACTTAAATGTTTTCAAGCTGATAACAAACTTAAGGTTGATGGAATTTATGGGCCGAATTCACAAAAGAAAATGCAATCAGCAAAAGGAATGAAATTTCAATCATATTGGTTAGACCGTCAAACTCAAATTATAAAAATGAGAAGAACAATAACAACTGCTAATTTAATTAATGTAAAATCAATGACTGTTAAAAGACTTCTCAAAACTATCAAACAAAAACCAGTATTATTAATAAATGGCGGACTATTCGATATGAAAACCGGTGCAGATTTAAATAAAGCAATTGACGAATATAAAGAAATAGGTGCTGGATATTACTCTAAACGAGGATTGAGAATAAAATATGATAGATCAATTGATTTTGGAAAATATAAAAACGACCGTGATTTTTTAGGAGGATCACCAGCACTACTAATTGATGGGAAAAGATTAAATGAATTTCCTGATCTGGACCATGAATTTATATATTCGAAGCATCCGAGAATTGGAGTTGGTGCAAATGAAAAATTTATATATATAGTTGTAGTAAATGGACGTAGCAGAATTAGAAGATGGTATGGTGCCACATTGCGACAATTCACAAATATATTTATTAAATTAGAATGTGATGATGCAATAAATCTTGATGGTGGTGGATCAATAACAGTAATAACAAAAGTTGGGAAATTCTTAAAAATTGGATATCGTAAAGTTGCAAATATGATAGCATTTTACCAGGACTAAGATTGAGAGGCGGTCCATGAAAGATGATGAAAAATATATATGTATCAATAATGGGAATCGTAAGTGTCTAAAATATGAAAAAGGAATGTTTATATTAGAAATAATAAAAGTCATTCTTACACCTAGAATGATACTTGCGATAGGGTTTGTCATAACGATGGTTATGAGTGCGAAAGGTGGATAATATGAAAGAGACAGGTTTTGTGGGAATATTAACAGGAGTAATAGCGTATATAATAGGTAGAATGACATTAGTTACTATTGTATTATTTTTATTTATGGGAATTGATTTTATTACTGGATTCTTAGGATCAAGAGCAGCAGATGAAAAATATGATGCTAAGAAAGCGGAAAAAGGTGTTTACAAAAAAATGGGATATCTTATATTTTGGATAGTAGCGGTATTAGTTGAATTAGTATTAAAAGAGCAAGGCGCATCGATTGGAATCGCAATGAATATGCCACTTGTGACAATAGTAGTAACGTTCTGGCTATTAGGAACTGAAGGATTAAGCATTGTGAATAATCTTCACAAAATGGGCGTAAAAGTCCCTAAATGGTTTAAATCATACTTTGAAAAAATGAAACAAATTAAAGAAGATGATGAGAATGTTAATTAATTTAAATGATCCAGTATCTCCATTCAGTCCTCATTTCAAATGGGGAGAGATTTTGCAAAATAACCTAATAGCAAAAGGATATGAAGGAAGAAACTTCAATATAATTGAAAATCCTGAAATTATGTATTATGCAATTATAGGATCAATTATGCTAGAAGAATATAGAACAGAATTAGGTTATCCAATTAACGGAGAAAGTGGCCATCGACCTGAAATATATAACGATGTTATATTAATTGATCATGGATATAAATCAACTAGGACGTCAGATCATAAATATATTAATTCTTTCGCATTTGATTCAGATGTAAAAGTTACTAATATAAATATTAGTAAATGGAAAAATATTTGTATTAAATATGGATTTAATTGGTCAATCGGATTATATACTTGGGGAATGCATCTTGGATTTAGAGTAGGAAAAGACAATAGAATGTGGGATAATAGATAAGAATTAAAATAAATCATTTTAACAGAGGTGATTTATTTTTTTATTTCTATTGACATACAATATGACGAGTGATAATATAATATATAATAATAGAGAGAATAAATATTTAAAGCATAAATATTGTGATAAAATTTATTAATCACTAGAGAGGAGAAAATATGATAACATTAAGCGAAAGTAAAAAATGGAATGAACGCATAAAATTTAACAGAATTAACAACAGAAAGAGTCAGCAGCAATTAGCAAACGATATCGGAGTTAGTTTAAGAACAATACAAAGATGGGAAAAGGGAGAGACTAAACCATATCCGAAAATCAAAGAAAAGATAGCAGCAATATTAAATTTAACTGTAGAAGATATATTCAATTAAGAAACAGACCTATTAAAAAAATAATAGGTTTTTTTATTTATTTACTTGACACGTTATATGACAAGTAGTATAATAAAGACATACTAAAGGAGATTAATATGACTAAATGGACAAGTAGATTCGACATACAGACAATAGAAAAAAATGAGTTTACAAATTCAAGCTATAAATATTTTAATATAGCAGTGACGTCTAAGTCGTTTGACAAAGCTGAATTAATAGCTCAAGATTTTATAGACTATATACAACAAGCGCTAGAATTAAAAATATCTATTGGAGATGTTGAAAGTGATAGATTTGAATATCGCGGGAAATATGAAGCTAACGCAATGATTTATATAAGTTGCGAATTTGGAGAAGCTCAAGATGTTGAAAAAGAAATAAAAAGAATTTATAAGGAAGCTAAAAAACTATTTTAAAGGAGCTGATTTAATGATAAATCTAAAAAAACTTAAAAATGCAGTTCACCATCATTATATGCTTAAAGTTGAAATAGGTAAAAGAATTGTATATGTAACACCTTTAACAGTCGGTATTAAGTTTTACGATCTTCAAGTATATAAGGAGAGTGGTTCTTTGCGATATGGGAAATGGGGACATGTGAGCGAATGGGAGATACATGTATTATCTGTTATGGATATTTTAAAAATTGAATGTGAAAGAAGATAAGGAGGAAAAATGAACACATTATATTTATCGAGTGATAGAGGCGGAATTAAGGTGGGGGATAGCAACTTTGAAACGTTAATACGAAATGGCTATGGCGATGGTAAAACCACATTGATTATAAAGACAAAAAAAGAATTTACTGGTGAAAACAATCTTAAATATTGGGGCGTTTTAAAAGGTAGCTTCTATGTTTTTAGAGGTGATTGTGATGAATTGGAATGGGGTGATATGCCTAGAGCAAAACTTACGGGTTATTTTCATGTATATTATTCAGGAAAGGTAGTTACAATGGTGGCTAATGGAGAGTACACTTTAAAAAATATGAGAATTGGAAGCAACTTGGATATTTAAAGAATATTAAAAGCCTTTTAAATAGGGCATTACATATAATATTAAAGAGGAGGATTAAATGAAAAGAAAAAATAACATTTCAGTTTACGAAATTACAAGATCTTATGTAGGTTCAAAAGAAGAAGGAGTTTGGTATAATGATAATTATGAATTAATTTGTTCAGAGAAGATTGATAAAAGAAAAAAAATAAAAACAGCAATTAAACTCAAAGACAGACTCCAGGAGGAATACAATATCAAACATGGATATGGCGATATATATTCTGAAGCGGGCGGAACGCAATATGAAACTTTTTTAGAGAAAATAATTGGAGAGAATGAAACTAAAGAACAATAATATTACAAATAAAGAAGATATTAAAAATAAAAAGGAAGGAGTAAAAAGTGAAATATAAAGCTATAGCTATGAATCCAATTCCGCATAAATCATTAAAATATGAAATATGCAGTATATGCGGTAGAAAATGGAATGTAAGTAACATTGAAAAAAATAGATACAGTTCTTATATATGCCCTTATTGTGATAGTAAACTTAAAAAATGGTGATAAATTTAAAATTATGGAGGTATAAAATGTTAAATAAAGCAATTGAAAAAATAAAAGAAGAAATAAAAGAAGCAATGAAAAATAGTAAGAATTATGGATATGTAAGATATGTAGGGGAATACATTTTACAAAATCTAAACGAAAGCAATTCAGAAAATATACTTAAAGAAGGTAAAACGATAATCGGAAGTTTAAAACATATGGAAAATGTGGCCAAGAAACAAAAAATAGGAAATGTTGCAGTATTAACGCCAGAAGAAGGACTTGAAGCAGTAATGGAATATTATGAAATAAAAGATTTAAATAAAGATGGTGAAAATAAAAAAATTGAGATAAATATTGAGGATCTATTTTAAAGGAAGGAGTTAATTTGAATAAAGTTGATAAAATAAGAGAATTTAACAATGCTGGAGTTATTGAACCAAAAAAACTATTAGAACATTTCAAACACATTAAAAGTAAAAGATTTATTAAAAAAATAAAAGAATATGCAAATGAGAATATATTTATTGATCATCGGTATTTATTCATAAAAAAAGAAAAGAAAAATATATACGCAAAATGTTCTCACTGTGGACATGTTAAAACAATTGATAAAGTTCCAAAACAAAGAAGTGTTGAATACTGCGAAAAATGTAATTCAAAATTATATGTTAGAAATATAAAATACGGAAACTTTGCAGATTGGTCTTATTTAGAATATATACACTTTGATCAATCCAGCTTAGACAAAAATATTTTGATAGCATATCAATTTGGAATTAAAAGGAATATAGACGGAAATGAGAAAGATATAAATAGTGTTGGAATAAGAGATGAAATTAGCATAACGGGATATTATTATTTTGATTTATATTCAAAAAGTAGAGTTATTGAAAACTGTGCATGGAGCCATGGAGTGGATATGAAACAATCAGTATTTATAATAAATGCAGCTAGAAGTTATATGTGGGGTTATTCTTTAGAATCGCTAGAAGAAGTAATTGAAAAAACGGATTTAAAATATTCTGAATATGAAACGTTTTTAGCAAAAAGAGGACAGAATATAATAAAATATTTAGATACATATTGTAAACATCCTCAAATTGAATATATGATGAAAAGTGGATTCGAAAGATTAATAACCGGATACATTGAAGGGCAAAGCACATATCGCACGATAAATTGGAGAAGCAAGACATTAAAAGGAATGTTAAAATTAAACAAAAATGAAATAGAATTATATAAAAAGGAATATTACAATTCTAACAAGAATGAATTTACTAATCAATTTGCTAATTTAAAAATAATTCAAATTTTAAAAACTAAAAAATGGATAAACGAAGAAGATATTAAAGCTGCTAACGAATTAAAAATATTTTGCAGAACAATGGATGAAGTGGATGAAACATTGAGAATTGATAGACCAAGTAGAATTTTAAAATATCTAAAAAGACAATTAGAAGATACTAACAATTATTTAAATCTTAGAGAGGTGTATTTAGATTTTTACGATTTGATAAAAGATATGAAAATTTTGGAAATGGCAATAAATAAAAAAACGCTTTATTATAAAGATTTAAAAAGACATCATATGAACATATCAAAACAAATTAAGATAAAAGTAAATTTAGAATATGATAAAGAAATAGAAGGGAGGCTATCAAAATTAAATAAATATGAATTTGAAAATGAAAAATTTATATTATCACCGGCCAAAAGTACAGAGCAATTAATATTAGAAGGTAAAATATTAAAACATTGTGTCGGAGGTTATGGAGAAAGGTATAAAAATGGTAAAACGAATATATTTTTATTAAGAGAAAAACAAAATATTTACGAACCATTTTTCACAATCGAGATAGATATTGGATTTAAAAAGATAATTCAATGTCATGGAAAAAGCAATATTACTATGGAAAGTGATAAAGAAGTTGAAATATTTTTAGAGAATTTTAAAAAACAACTATTAAATAAGAAAGAGAAGGTGTAAGATGAATAAAGAAATAGAAAATATCAGGAATGGAAATGTAATAGCAACTGAAATAAATTTTATAAAAAAACAAACTAATAAATTATTATTACAAAGTTCTATTGAAATAGGCAAAAAATTAAAAGAAGCAAAAGAAATAGTGGGCCATGGAAATTGGTCGGACTGGTTAGATCATTATGTGAATTATAGTCAAAGAACAGCATCAAATTTAATTAAAATTTATGAAGAATATGATGTTAATATCATTGGAAAAGAAGAGAAACCAAATTGGCAAGCGCTTGCCAATTTGGGCTATACACAAGCAGTTGCAATGCTTAAACTTGATTTTGAAAACCGCGAAAATTTTATAGAAGAAAATAATATAGAGATTATGTCGACTAGAGAATTAGAAACTGCTATAAAAGAGAAGAATGATATCTTAAAAGAGAAGAAGATATTAGACGAAAAAGTAGAATCAATGATTGAAGAAAAAACAAAAAACGATACAACTATTAATGAACTTAAAAAGAAAAATAAAGAATTAGAAAAGACAATTAAAGAGATGGAAGAAATCGAAAAGAAAATAGAAGAAACTACATCAGGTGGGGATATGGATTTAGATGAACTCGAAAAAATGGAAAAAGATTTAAAAAAAGCAAAAGAGAAAATAAAAAAACTACAAAGCGAAGCGAAAATAAAACCAAAAGAAGTAGAAGTTATTAAAGAAGTGGAAGTAATTCCTGAAGAAGTAAAAATTGAAATAGAGAAACTAAAAAATAAAATTAAAGCTTCAGAAAATGCAATAAAATATAAAGCTAATTTCGAAGTAATTAAAAATTTATTCAATGAATTGATTTCAATACTAGAAGAAATGAAAACATATGATAAAAATGAATATGAAAAATATAAAGGAGTAACTAATAAATTATTAGATATGCTAAAATTATAAAAAATAAGAAAGGATCATTATGATAAAAAAAGAATATTATATCGAAGTTGAAAACAGAAAATTTAGAATTGGAGATAGAGTGGTGATACAAGTTTTTGAAACTGAAACCGATACCAAAAAATATCAAGGCGAAATAATAGAATTGAATAAATATTATATGAAATTAAAAAATAATAAAAAAGAAATATATCACAAAGAAGTATTTGCAATAGAATATTTAGAATCAATCTAAAAAAATGATGGGAGGAAATATGATTTATAGTTGCATTGAAGGTAAAAACGATAAATTAATAAAAGGTGTAGCCAAGTTGTATTTTAAAGAAAAAGATAAAATAATAGATTTAACTTATGGAAGAGGTAATTTTTGGAATTTAATAGATACTAGTATTTATGATTTTTATAGTAATGATATAAAAAAAGGATTAGCAAATTATCAGGAAGATATGCGATGTACTACATGGCCGGATAAATTCTTTAATATTGTTATTATAGATCCACCGTATACTGTAAGACAAGGAAGATATGAAATGAATGATAGATACGGTTTAGATAAAATAGAAAATGTACAACAAATTTATGATTTATATCAACGAGGGATTTTAGAAGCAAGAAGAATATTGAAAAAGGGGGGATTGTTATTAATAAAAACTCAAAACATGACACACGGCGGGAAAGCTTATTGGATTGCCGATGATATAAAATCACATTGTAAAATTAATCAACTAGGATTAATAGAAGAATTTGTTTTAAAAAATAACCAGGTAGTTAAAAAATATAAACAAAAAACAGCTAGAAAAAATCATAGTTATTTATTAATATTTAAAAAGAAGGGATGGTAAAATGACAATAGGACAGCAATTGGGTATATTACCATATATACTAATAGGAAGTTTACCACTTATAATAAAAATATTCTTTTTTCCTGATATATGGTATAGGAAAATAGAATGGTTTGAAACTATAATACACGGAATAGGTTATAGTGTTTTAAGTTATTTATTGTTTGGAATTATAATATTATTATATCAATGGATATCAATATATATCGTTATAATAGTAATATTATCAATATATGTATTATATAAAAATAGTGAAAAAATCATTGATGAAGCAAAAAGAAATTATATAACATATTGGTTAAATAAATAAAAGAAAGGATATTAAAATGAGAGAAATAAAGCCGATACCCAAACCAGCTAAAAGACAGAAGAAAAAACCGAAACCAATCAAAGTTAATTATAAAACAAAACGTAATCCATCTATAATGGAAGAACTATATCCACATGAAGAAGGGATGATTGCACATGAAATATATCATGGCAGAAAAAACAGAACTATATGTTGTGAATTGGGACTTTGGGTGTGGCTTTGGGAATATACAGATGGTCAAAAGAAAAATGATTTAGGAATGATAGAGGATCATAAAGAAGCACATAAGTGTACAGAATTTCATGAGCTGCTTAAACAGCAGGGTCAAAGAAGATATGAAGAGTTATTTAGTCATGAGAAATTTATGGAAGCAATAAAAAGAAATTATTTATAAAAAAAATAAAAAAGAGAGGGTGATTATTATTAGGAAAGCCATTAGGAATATTACTTCAGAAGAAACGTGTGATAAAAATATTAGAAGCAAGAAAATGAAAATATTAAGACTTGAAGGTGAAATGAATATTGCTATTGATATTATTAATGAGTTATTAATAAGAAAAAGACAAATTACTAATAATTCGCAATTCACTTTTTTAGATAATTTTGACGCAAGAAAACATTATAAAGAAATTGATTTTAATAAACATGCTAAAAGTTAAACAAATTATTCAAATAAAAGATATTAAATACAATTAAAAAACTAGATTACGATTATTATAAGGAAAGAGGTTGATATGGAAAAAATCAAATTAATATTAAAACAATTATTTTGCAAACATAAACCAATCAAAAAATATTTAGATCCACGATATGGATATTGCACTTTTGGAGCTGCTTATTTTATTGAATGTGAAAAATGCGGAAAACGATTAGGAAAAGGAATAGATAGATATTAGAAAGCTAAAAAGTAAACATAAAAAAAACCATCACCGAGACCAATCGATAAACAGTTTTAGTACTTAAATTAATTAAGCTTTATCTTATTTTATCACAATTACAAAGAAAAAGCAAAGCCTTAAATAGAAGGCTTTTCCCCCTTGGTAAAGGTATTAATTAAAGGACCATAATAGAATATAAATAGAATAGAAATAGAATAGAAAGAGGTATGTATGCCATATATAAAAAAAATAATAATAGCAGGTAGAACAAAAGAAATAATAAAAATATATAGTAGTAGATACGGAAAAAGAGGAATAACAAGAGGGAAGAATATAAATGCAACACCAGAAGAAGTTAGAAGAGTTAATCAGAGAAATGCAGAAACGAAATTAAGACACTTGCTAAATACTAATTTTGGTAAAAATGATATTCATATGGTATTGACATATAAAAAAAAGGAAAGACCAGATCCGGAGCAAGGAAAGAAAAATCTTAAAAATTTTATAAGAAGAATAAAAAGAGTTTATGATAAGAAAGGAATAGAATTTAAATATATTACAGTAACAGAATATAAAACTGCAGCTATACATCATCATTTAATTGTCACAGGAATAGATGTAAGATTAATACAAGATAAATGGCCTTTTGGAAAAGTGAGACCAACATATATGGATGATACAGGAGAATATAGTAAACTCGCTAATTATTTAATTAAAGAAACCTCTAAAACATTTAATAGTGAAGAGAAGATATTTAGTAGAAGATATGGCCGCAGTAGAAATTTAAAACAGCCTAAAATAATTACTAGAATTGTAAAATCTAAAACTTTTAGGGAAGATCCAAAACCGGAAAAAGGATATTATATAGAAAAAGATAGTATCAGAAATGGAGTGCATGAAGTGACAGGAAGAGTATATCAATTTTATCGAATGATTAAGATTGATCGGTGTTGGTAATAAATCAATAATAGACAAGGTGGTGGATAATCATAAAAATGAGATTACAAAAAGAAGTTATTATAAGGGATAGAGAACGAAAAGTATTAATAGTAGAAAAAGCAATTAAATTCGAAATTGACAACGACAATGATAAAAAATATTTAAAATTATTAGAAGAACGTCTTGATGATCTTAATATAACCAGGAGGTAAAAATGAGAAGAAAAATAAATATAACAATAATCATAATAATTTCAGTAATGTCATTAGGAATAATATTATATCAATTTAATTTAAATAATGATAATTCAATATTAAGATCAGAAAACGAATTGCTGAAACGTGAAGATGTTAAATTACAAGAAGTAATAATAAAATATCAGGAAAAAGAAAGAATGTTAAACGAAGTAATAATTGAACAGGATCAAATATTAGAACTTCAAAATGAAATCAATGCAAAATTAAATGAGAATAATAGGCTATTAGAAGCAAATATAAGATTGCTCGAAAACAAATTACAAAGAAGGTGAAATATAATGGATAAAATTAAAGTGTATAAGATTAATGAATGCGACTGGATAGCTAGTAAAGATACTCTTAAAAATACTTGTAAATGGTATAATGAAGAAATGGAAGAAGCTGATTATGATGAAGTTGAAGAATGCAACTTAGAAAAAAATGGAATGTGGTTTAATAAAAGTGTAACTAAAGATGATATTAAGAGATTAGGTGATGATGATGAAATTTTTAGTATTGAATTTGTTAATGGGATGTCAAAAAAAGTAACATCAATTGGAAATTTAATGCGCAATGATGATGATGGAGAGATTTATAAATTCACATCATTTAAAGAAGTTTTATCAAATTATGGAAAATTTGAAGAACCATTTATAATAGCAACAACCGAATGGTAAAATATTTTATTTAATAAATATAAAAAGGAGTGCGAGCGATGAATAAATATCTTATAAAACAATTTGGATACAAACGAAAAATTCTTAATATACAACACGGCGGAGGTTTTGTTAAAATAGAACATGCAGAAAGCGGAATAATAGTTACTAAATGTAATAAATATCAAGAAATAGCTTTAGGTGAGGCGAAAGATGAAATCAAACAATTGGTTGGAATATGGGAAAAATAAAAAGGAGTGAGTAATGAATAAATATAAAATATGTGGAATTGTAGATAAAGGAAAATTAAATAATAACAATTTAATAACAGCAGCATGTAATATGCATGTTGCAGAATTAGATGATCTATACCAAGCAGCAAGAATTGCGGTACCTTGCAAGAATGGCAAACCAATATCATTAATAGCAGAATTAAGAAAAGGGAATTAGTGATATTGATGAATAAAGAACAATTAAAAGAACAGGCGCAAATAGAGATTGAAAAATTTACAATTAATTTACAAGGAGCAACAGCTAAGGAATCTATTTTAGGATATAATTTAGTTCAATCACACAAAATCAAAGAAGTTGATAAAATACTAGATGAATTCAAAATAGAGATGATCATCAAAAGAGAGAAAGGACATAAATAATGGAAATATTTATGCGGGTTTGCACAACTATTGTAATATTGGAAGTGATGATGATATTTATAATTGGGATATCAATAAGAATTAGGGGGTAAAAATGAAAATTATAGCAAAAGAAATATACGCATTAAGAAGATTAAAAGTTGGAGATAAGGTTAATATTGAAAACTTTAAAAAAATAAATCCTTTCACATTGCTTGAAATGGGTTTAAGAGATAAATACGGATCTGATTATCCGACTGATATGTTAAAGAATGATTTTGAAAAAATCGGAAATGGAATATGGGAAGAGGATGAAATAGAACGTGAAGATGGATATTATTTGATAACTATAGAAGGAACGATTGTTAGAAATTATTTTGAATTTTATAAGTTTGAAAAAGATTATTTTAAGAATAAATGTGTTTTATTATTTAAAAAGTTGGAATGCGCAAAAGAATATCGGGAAAAGTTAATTGAGTTTAATGAAAAATATAAAAAAAAGATGATGAAATAATATTGTTTATTAGAATATGCATATTAATAAAAATTAGGGGGTAATAATGAAAAAGAATAAAACAATTTACATTTTAGGAAAAATAACAGGTGATCCAAATTATAAAGAGAAATTTGCTAAAGCGGAGAAAATATTGACTAAAAAAGGATTCACAGTAATGAATCCTGCCATTCTACCTGGTGGATTCGAGTATGAAGAATATATGAAAATTTGTTTTTCGATGCTTGATGTATGTGAATATGCACATCCTCTACCTGATTGGAAGAATAGTCCAGGAGCGACTAGAGAAAGAAATCGTGCGATTAAAAAGAAAAAAATGTTTATATATTAAAAATGGAGGGTGAAATATGGCAACGAATAAATATCCGATATATAAAATAATTAAAATGAAGAAAATAGTAACAGATGAAGGCGATTTTGCAATGACGATATATAAAGAGAAATGCGGTAAGTCATTCGAAATCAAATTTAGTCAACAAACATGCATTGTATATGGAAAATCATTTGAATTTAAAAGTGCTGATAATATTGAAGTTTTTAAAATGGTTGATAATAAATTTGTACATGATCCTTATAATAAAATAAATTCATCATTTATTCAAGAAATTCAAAAACGTAAATTCAATTTTGCATTTACAACAAATTATATAAAGCTTAAATATTATATTAATGAATGCATCGATGGAGTATTAAGCGAAACTGAAGATAATGATATCGGTATTAGAAAATAAAGGAATGATATTATGATAAGAATAATAATAAAAATAATTTTAAGCATAGTATTCTTGAATATCGCAATTGAAAGCGGTAAAAAAATTGGATGTAATTCCGATATAATAATTAATTATATTACATTTGCATTTATATTAGGAATAATTTGGTATTTATAAAAGAAATAAGTTAATAACAATATTATATGGTTTAAATTACATTCTAATACAAATAGGGTAAAAATTAATAAAAATAGAAATAATACAAAAAAATGTATAAATAGGCATAAATGTATAGAAATAGATTTAAGCAATAATAATAATACAAAAATAGTATTAAAGTATTGGAATTACTGTTTTAGAATTGATATTAATAAAAAAGAGAGGTGATAAATGGCAAAATCATGGGCGAAAAAGTTTTATCATTCAATAGGGTGGGAAAAAGTAAGAAAATTATGTCTTATTAGAGATCATTATTTATGTCAAGAATGTGGAGAAGCAGCATATATAGTTCATCATATTATTGAATTAAATCCTGAAAATATTAAAGATCCAAATATAACATTAAATTTAGACAATTTGAAATGCGTATGCAAAGCATGTCATGATGAAATTCATAGTGTGTGTCAAAGTAAATCGACTATTGATAATATCAAATTTGATGAGAATGGTGATATAATAGAAATAAGAAAACCGGAGAATTTGAGGAAGGAGTAATTATGGGTGATAGAATATTTAAAACATTAAAAACAATTGAACATTACGATATATTTCATGAAGTTAAAAAAAGATTAGATGCTGATGTGGAAATCGGCGAAACAATTGCTAATAATATAACAATTCCAATGGATGAATCATCTGTTGCGGAAGATTATGCAAATGGATTATTAGATAAGAATGAATATATTAATCTTATGATTAATAAAGGATATATAGTAGAGGTGATTTAATGAAAACGAATATAAAATTAGAGTTAAATATGAATACTAGAAGAATGACAAAAATTATAGATATGTTTATTAAACATGCCGAATCATTTTCAAATGATTTAAAAGAAATGGACGAGAAAGGTTGCCCGGAATGTGGATCATATGATTATAGAATTGAAGATGAAATTAATCGCGATAATAAAGATTTTGAGGGTGTAATATGTTTGGAATGTGGTCATAGATACGTAAGGCTAGATGGTAAGACTGAATTGTTAAACAGAAAATAATATAAAGGATGGTGTAAAATGTTTATAGAAATTAAAGGTAAAGGTCATGTGAATGTGGATAATGTTGTTATGATTAATAAGTCGATTGAAAAAAACAAATATGTAGTGATATTAACTCATGGCGGTAAAATTACAGTAAGTAAAACTGTAAGAGATAATATTATTAAAGGGTATGATTGGAAGAAAGCTAATCCGCGTTTGATGAGAGATGATTATGAAATGAATATTATACCAAAGGACAGTTTAAAAATGAATGTTAGTGATAAGTTTGTTATTGAACATAATAGTGAAAAAGAACAGAAGATTAAAGAACCGAAGGATGATGAGCTGAATGATTAAAAATAAAAAACTTAAAAGAAGCACATTAATGAGATATTCTAAAAAACAATTAGTAAATGGTTATATGATATTGCAACATAATGTCGAAGCATTAAACGAAAATTTTGAAATACAATATCAGAATTGTATGAATATAGTTGACGATATGAAATTATTAAATAAAACATTTAATAATAAGAACAAGAAAAGTAACAAATAATATAAATAGGCCCCCCTATAT